AGGACAATGCCTGCCTGCTCATCGTCGGCGATGCCCCAACCGAGGTCGGTGGCAGTGAGGGTCGTGCCCCAGTAGGTCTTGCCGAGCATGTCGGAGTCCTGGGCGGCCGGCAGGTACAGAACCTTGTTGACGGGCAGCACGGGGGTAAGAGTACCCTCGAAGTTCACCCGGCGGTCGAAGATGGTGATGGGAGGCAGGCCCTCATCGACCAGGATCGAGTTGATTTCGCCGGCAGTCATCGGACGGCCAGTGACGGTGTTCTGGAACTGCGTGCCCTTACGGAACTGTGAGTACACAGTCGAGGACATGACCATGACACCCGGGTTGACCGCGTTGGTTGCGCGGTAGGTGTCCTGCCATGCGAGCAGGTCCGCGATGCGGTCCGTGCCAACGATGGACCAGTAGGCAGCCGCCGTAACGGTGTGGCCTGCAGGACGACCGAAGTCGTCATCGATCTTGAAGTTCGACTGAGCCACGGTGGCCTTGCCGGTGTCGAGGACCACACCACGCAGGAGTTCCATGCGGTCAGAGACAGCACGGACAACGCGATCAGCGGTCTTCAGGATGGAATCGAGCATTGCCTTCTCGGAGGCGTTGCGCTGACGGAGGGCGCGGTATTCGGAGATGGCGATCTTCTGGCCGATGGCCGGGAGTTCGATCATGACCCGCTTGCCGCCTTCTTCCTTGCCGTATTCCGGCTCAGCGTCGTAGGCACGGAACCGAGCGGTCTGCGTGAGACCAAAGGCTCCAACGTCGAAGGACACCGCGATGTCCGGGACGTGCTCGTTGTTCAGGTAGGTCTCGAGTGACCCCTGGCGAGCTTCATATGCAGCGAGAGACTCGCGCATGTAACCGGTCAGTGTTGCAGGATCGATTACGTCAGTCCAAAGAGTTACCATTTGTTAGTCACCCCTTCCTTAGATGAAGACGAACGTGGTGTTGACGGACTTCGCAGCGGCCGCGGGCCGAACGAAGGTGATGGGCAGGTTTGCCACCTTGACTCGACCGTGGTCGATCAGAGGAGCATTGAAGTCCTCAGTGGCGGTAGCGCCCGGGGCAACACCCAGGGGCTGGTCGGTCAGGATGAAGCCGGCAAGAATGCCAGCGCCCGTGGTCGTGCCTTCAGTTGCATCGTACGGGACGAGAACGCCACCGACCTTTGCGACGGGCATGCCGGACGGGATGTACCCGTTGGGGTAGTGAGTTGCAGCGGTGAACGTCGAGATATCGACAATCTCAGTGCGGGCGTTACGGAGTCCGTGACCCGAGCCCAGCCATGTCATATCCCCTGCGACGTATTCCCGCTCAGTGCGAAAACGAGGCATTGTCTAACCTTTCTTGTTTCGGCTCGCGTACAAGTCGCGGCCGTTGGTGACTGAAGTGGCGCCGTCAGCTGGACGGTACCCCTGGTGGTTCTGGCGTTGCTGCCTCTGCTGGGTGCCCGCGGGGGCAAGTGCCTCCACACGCCTCTGAATCTTGTCGGCATCAATCTCGCCGTCGTCCTTCAGATAAACGCTGTGGTTGACATCCTCCAGAAAAGCGTCGAGGAGTTCCTTGGACAGCTTCCCGGCAGCAGCGGACTTGAACTCGGCCTTGACGAGTCGGGGAGCAAGCTTGGCCTGTTCCTCACGGCGAGCCTTATCGGCTGCCTCTCGTACGGCGTCGTCCAGGAGCTTCTGGTCGGGCTTCTTGTTCGCTTCCTCAGCCTGACGCCATTTCTCAGCGTCGGCCTTCTGCTGGTCGTAATCCGCACGGGCATTTGCTGTGCCCTCATGTTTCCGTGCGTGGTGCTTCCAGTAGGCGATCTGCTGCTTGTCATCCATCTCGACGAGCGGCGTGTCCTTCGGAAAACCGAGGTCCTTGTCAGAACCCCCACCACCTGAGCCACCCTTGTTAGAGTCGTCGCCTTCAGCGAACCTCAGCTGGGTCGGTTTACGCATTGCCATTGTGATTTCTCCTTGTCGGAAGGGTTTGCTCCATGTCGGGGCTATTCGGGCTGATTGTACCATGAGCCTGGCTCATAACCAATAGACCGAAAGATTTAGTCGTCGTCGTTAGTTTCCTGGCTGCGGAACAGCGATATCTGGGCCAGGATGCCTTCGACAATGTGTGGTACTTGTGAGGATGACGCCATGACGTATTCGCCACCCCCATCGTCTGGTTCGCTTAGGTCGATTACGTGGCTGAGCAATACCCAGTCACCCAACACATAACCTTCGCCACCAGCCGACTCCTTGATGTGGGCTTCGAGAGCCTCACGCAGCTTTTCCCAACTGGGATGCTGTGAACCTGCGCCACTCATGCTGCTTTCCTCCCCCGGCGACGTGGACGCGCCATTTCCTGGGCTTCGGCATTGAGCACACGCAGACGTTCCTGCTGCCATTGAATGGCTTGTGCTACATCCTCACCCGAGCGTGATCGTTCAAGCAGTCTCGGGAGAGAACCGTTGAGCGATTTGATTTGTGCGTCCACCGACTCACGTCGGGAGTAGTTCGTATGCTTCGGCAGCTTACGGCCAGCAGACCTGTTGGGTGCGCCTTCCTCTACAAGATACGGTCCCAGTTCCCCGTGATCGTCAATCTTGTAACGCACCCGGGACAGAGCCTGGGCCGATGTGCCACCCGCGAGCGAGTACAGTTGCTGGAGGTCCTCTTCGTTGAAAGTGTTCCCCGGGTCTTCTGATCCAGCGATTGGCATTACACCGCAGTTGCAGTGATCGTGGATCGGCAGCAATTGTTTCTTCTTGTACACGCGAGTTGAAGCAGCAATGCAAAGGCCGCATGATGTACCCGACTCAGAAAGCTCGGGATGCAGCACACGACGGTAGCCCGTTATCTTCGGTGTGGCTCGGAAGATCTTGTTTGCCTGGTCCCGCATAGCGAGTTCCATGTCAAGGTCCCCGAGTGCTTCCACACGCTCGATAGCGATCTGAATTGCCTCAGCGTCAGATTTGCCAATTGACTTGGCGTACCGATACTGTTCGGCGGGTCGGTTCCATTCGTCGAGCGCGGAAATAGCGCGCAACGTGTTCTCTTCGTCCTGCGCGTCAATCTCAGCTTCCGTGGGGAAGTCAAGATCCTCGAACTGCTGGTACACGAACTTCATGTACGACAGCGTTTGAGTTTGCACAGCCTTCTGAGCAGATTCGGTGAGTGTCGCGGAGCGTGCAGAGTTGGCCATGACCAAGTCACCGTCGTACCACTTGTCGAATCCCTGCCACACAGCGACGAGCTGGCGGATCAGGAATGCGGCGGCAACGGTGTACCCACGCGCCTGTGCTTCGAGGAGCATGCGCAGTCGCAGGTTGTCAGCCATTACTTCAGCTTAGCGATGTCGGTAGTGCCGGGCAGTGAGTTGACCTTGTTGTTCGGGTCTTGACCCATCATTGCCTGCAGGAACATGTCATCCATGCGTTCCTTCTCGGCCTGGGCAATCTCATCGGGCGTGAGCTCGAGGAACTTGGACATCGTCGTGCGCCACGGAGCACCAGCGGCCATTGCCTGGACAGCAGACACAGCGCGTTCCGTAAGCGAGGAACGGCGTGGGCTGGACCAGATAACCTCAATGTCCTCAATGTCGGCGCGTTCGGAATCGCCTTCAGCCATGAACGCATCAGCCATCATCGCAGCGAACGCGTGGTCCGCTCGCGAGATGCAGTCATCGACCTTGAAGAGCAGCCCCTCACGCTGAAGAGCTGCACCCTCCGCCGACCCATTGGCAGCGTCAGGAACCACACTGAACAATGGCGTTTGTGAGGACACTGCCAAATGAATAATGTCATCCTTGACCGATGTAAGGACGGGTGTAAGGTCAGCTTGCGCCGATTCCCAGAACTCAGCGACCTCGGGCAGAAGCCAAATCGCACCCGGGTCACTCTTGAAGATGTCCGTGTAATCAATTTCCTTGCCATCCTCGTCGGTGTTGGGTACACCTTTGACTGCGCGCTGGCGGAAAGCCTGGAACGCAATGATGATCATCCGCTGCAGGATGGTGTGGTTGATCCGTTCAAGCGTGGCGATGTGCTTCTCGAATTCGCCCTTGCCGTTACGGTTCGCAAACTTGTGAACAGGCACGGTCTCGGTGAAGAGTTCCTCCGCGACATCATCCCACACCCAGGAGCCCGGGCGGATTTGCCATGCACGCGACACCGCATTGGTACGGACGCCCGGAAGAATCGAATTACCCACGTGGCGTGCGACACGCATGGTCGCCATATTACCGTCTGTACCGCGCCGGTAGAGTACAGCCACGTCACTGTTCGTGATGTCGTCGCGGTACACCTTCAGTGCAGCAATCGCGTACCCTGGGTTGTCAGGATCATCCTCAGT